CTTACTAGTATACTAACCAAATGCACTGAAGCTCGATATAGATTTGGATTAACAGGTACTCTTGATGGTACACAAACACACAAATTAGTTTTAGAAGGTTTATTTGGACCACATAAGAACATCACCACATCTAAAGCCCTTATTGATAGGGGTGATCTTGCTAATCTAAATATTGATATTGTATTACTTAAACATAAAGATGAGGATTGTAAAGAAGTAAGTAAGATGAAATACCAAGACGAAGTAGATTGGATTGTTACAAATGACGCGCGGAATAAATTTATTAAGAATTTAGCATTAGATCAGAAAGGTAATACATTAGTCTTATTCCAATATGTAGAAAAGCATGGTGAACCTTTATTTAGAATGATATCTGAAGCAGCAGATAATAAGAGAAAAGTATTCTATGTTAGTGGTAAGACCCCAGCCGATACACGAGAAGAGATAAGAGCTATCACAGAGACAGAAAAGGATGCTATCCTTGTTTGTTCTTATGGTACATTCTCTACCGGTGTCAATATAGTTAACCTCCATAATATTATATTTGCCTCTCCATCTAAGTCACAGATAAGAGTACTTCAATCAGTTGGTAGAGGATTACGTAAAGCAGATCAAGATACGGTGTTATATGACATAGCAGATGACCTACATTGGAAGTCTAATAAGAATTATACCCTTAATCATAGTGCTGAGAGGGTAAAGATATATGCTAAAGAAAGGTTTAAATTTAAGATACACGAAGTCAAATTATTATAAATAGGTATATGGAAAAGAAATTCCCAGACGAAATTGCTGACATACCAGTCAAATTATACAAATTGGTTTCAGGTGAATCAATTGTTGCATACACACATAATTTAGATGATGAATCAGGTGGTGCATTGATTGGTATAGAAGAACCAATGAAGGTAACCGTTGAAGCAAATAATCATTATGTTATGTCACCATGGCTACCCTTCGCATCTCAAAAATTACACGTCTTAGAAGACTTTAATGTTATGCTAACAGCTGAAGTTAATGACGATGTAAAATCACACTATATGAAAATCATCTTAGATGAGATCCAAAATGATTCAGAAATAATAGAAGAACAGATGAAGATGGTTAAAGGGAACGCCACCACCCATTAGATACTGTCCCTCCGCAGAGATACTCTCTTATTATATCATACTTTTACTACAATGTACATACTTAATCGCAAATAAATATATAAATGTTTTAATTTAAGTATGTACTTTTGAAATAACTATGTTATAATGGTAATACATTTGAACTAATAGGACATATTATGCCTGAGAAAATTAAACCTAGAGACAAACCACATTACGTAAATAATAGAGATTTTTCATATGCTGTGGTTGACTATGTCACTGAAGCAAACAAAGCTAAAGAGGCTGGTACAAAGAATCCAGTAGTACCAGATTATATTGCTATATGCTTTATGAAGATCTGTGAAGGTCTTTCCCATAAACCAAACTTTGTACGATATACATATCGAGATGAAATGGTTATGGATGGTGTTGAAAATTGTCTTAAAGCAATATACAATTATAGAATAGATGCATCTACCCGTACAGGTAAGCCTAATGCATTCTCTTATTTCACTCAAATAGCTTACTTTGCTTTTATACGTAGGATCGTTAAAGAAAAGAAGCAAACAGATATTAAATTTAAATTTATGGAGCAGGCTAATATAGAAGACTTCATGGCTAGTATTGATATTAATAACCCTATTGACCAGTCATTCCTTGATACGCTTCGTGAGAAAATAAGTAAAATCAAAGAAACTGATAATGCAATTAAGTCATTTGAAAAGGAACAAAAGGAAAAGAAAAAGAAAGGATTAGAATTACATATGACGTATGCATAAAATATATATTACTGGCATTGCCGGATTCATTGGATTTCATTTAGCTGAGAAGTTAGCTATGGAAGGTTATGAAGTTGGCGGTATGGATAACTTTAATGATTACTATGATCCACAGTTAAAACGTGATAGAGCTTTATTACTTAAAGCTAAATTTGATATGCCTATTTATGAGGCTAATATTGAAACTGTTAATTGGAATAAGCTATGGAAAAATATTAATTGGGAAAGCCTAGGGGATTATGATGCAGTAATACACTTAGCTGCACATGCAGGTGTTAGACATTCTTTAGAGAATCCACAAATGTATATTGATACAAATATATCTGCAACACAAAAACTTATTAAAGCTTGTGAAGAACATGAATTACCTGTTATATATGCTTCATCATCTACAGCAGATTCTGATCATCTTAATCCTTATGCTTGGTCTAAATATGTAAATGAAAAACAGTTTGCATCTTCTAAATTACTTTCAAGCGGCTTGAGGTTTTATACAGTATATGGAGAGTATGGAAGACCTGATATGGCTTTACATACATTCGCAGATCTTATGTCTCAAGGTAAAGCAATAGACATTTATAATCATGGTGATATGCAACGAGATTTTACTTATGTTGGTGATTTAGTTAAAGGTATTCATATTATATTAGAAAATATGCTTAACCAACCACAAGAGAATAGACATGAGCTTTATAATCTTGGAACAGGTAAATCAAATGAGTTAATGGATTATATAGAATGTTTAGAGAATCAATTAGGTAGAGTATCTTTAAAGAACTATTTACCTATGCATCCTGCAGATGTCAAATCAACACAAGCTGATATTACAAAGGCTCAAGCATTAGGATATAATCCAACTACAACTATCTATGAAGGAATTAAACATTTTGCAGATTGGTTTAAAAGTATGTACATTTAACAAAAATGTGATATAATATACCCATGAAAAAACGATTATTGATAATTGGATATGGCGTAGTAGGCCAAGCAGTATATGAAGGTCTGGTAGAAAATAATATAATAGACCTTTTAGATATAGAACCAAATGATGATATAGATTATAGTTCTTATGATGGTATTATTATATGCTTACCAACACCTCAAGGACCAAGAGGTGAATGTGATGATATGATGGTTGAGCAATACCATAGGTCTATAAGGATGGAAGTTCCAGCAGTACCTATTCTTATTAAGTCAACTATATCAATTGGATTGGTTGAATTACTTGAAGATGATCAGGAGGTAACATATAATCCAGAGTTCTTAACAGAAGCTGATTCAAATAAAGAATTTTGTCATCAAAAGTTTGCCATATTTGGTGGGCATCATTGTAGGTCATGGTATGAATTATATATAAATTCAGGTATTAAAATAGATAAGGTACGATTTACTTCTATGAAGAATGCAGCCTATGCAAAATATACTATAAATAGTTTTCTTGCAACCAAAGTTATATTTTTTAATGAGTTATATAATATGTATTGCGATGATGGTTTTGATGAATTGACAGAGATAATAGCTATGGATGACCGTATTGGTAAGAGTCATATGATGGTGCCAGGACCTGATAGAGAATTTGGATTTGGTGGTATGTGTCTTCCAAAAGATACATTAGCTTTTGCTACATCTGCTTCTAGAAAAGGATCACCATTAAAATTATTAGAAGAAGCTATTTTAATTAATAAGGAGATAAGATGAGATTAAAAAATAACTCATGGGCATTTGAAGCAGCACTGTCAAAAGAGCAGTGTAAATCAATAATTGAATATGGTAATCAACAAGTAAGTAAACAAGCAACAACAGGTGGTGGTAACACCAATAAAGCAATAAGACGCTCAGAGGTAGCATGGTTATATGATCCATGGATAATGGAAATGTTAGAACCATATATTATTAAAGCAAACCATTTTGCAGGTTGGAATTTTCAATGGGAACCAGTTCAACAAATTCAATTTGCAAAATATAAAGTAGGTAACCACTATGGTTGGCATCGTGATACTGCTATACCATGGCGTAAAGATGGTAAAATAAGAAAGCTAAGTATCACTGTTAATCTAAATGATGATTATGAAGGCGGTGAAATGTATATTGACACTGAAAAAGATTATTGGAAAGCAAATCCTCAAAAACTTGAGAAGTTACAGAAGGCTGGTTCAATATGTGTATTCCCATCTGACAGATGGCATAAGGTAGATAAAGTAACAAAGGGTACAAGATATAGCTTAGTTATTTGGTTATTGGGAGATCCCTGGAAGTGAAGATAGCATTATTAAATGATACACATTGTGGTGTTAGAAATTCTTCACAAATATTCATAGACTTTCAAGAGAGATTTTATAATGAAATCTTCTTTCCATTTTGTCTTAATAATGATATTAAACATATAATACATCTCGGTGATTATTATGACCATAGAAAGTTTGTAAACTTTAAAGCGTTACATGCTAACCGCAGACATTTTTTAGAACCTATGAAACAGTATGGTATGACCATGGATATTATTCCAGGCAACCATGATGTGTTCCATAAGAATACAAATAATCTTTGTTCTCTTAAAGAACTATTAGGATATTATACTTCGTGTATTAATATTATAATGAAGCCATCAACTTTAAATTACGATGGATGTGATGTACATTTAGTACCATGGATTAATCCAGAGAATTATGAACATTCAATGGACTTCATTAGAAAAAATAAAGGTATTATGATGGCACATTTAGAGTTAGCTGACTTTGAAATGATGAGAGGTATTAAACAACCAAAGGGAAATGGTATGGGAGTTGAACCATTCAAGCATTATGATCTATGTTTGTCTGGTCATTATCATGCAAGTTCACAACAAGGCAACATCAGATACTTAGGATGTCAAATGGAATTCACTTGGGCAGACGCTGGTGATCAGAAATATTTCCATATATTCGATACAGATACAAAAACTATCGAAGCAATACCTAATCCATTGACCCTATTTGAGAAAATATATTATGATGATACTGTACAAGACTACAGTAATTTTGATATAAATATATGTACAGGCAAATTTGTTAAAGTAATTGTTGGGAATAAGTCTAACCCATTCATGTTTGACAAATTTATTGAACGAATATCAGAGCTAGATACACACGATTTAAAGATAGCTGAAAATTTCTCTGAGTTC